TCATTTGCGTTTGTTAATGTGATAAACATTATATTCCAATCATATCGGTTAAGTATTTAAAAACAATTGCAAAATTAACTGCAAAAACAATTCCATCCATGTAATACATCCATTTAGGACTATCGGTATAATCTTTAGTTGTTAATAAATAACCAAAGAATAGTGTTGCAAAAACATTAATTATCATTGTTGTTTCCTATTTGCCTTAGACATTACATATTTTTCGTGATAAGGTTTCCAATCATTCAAGTAATGGTCATGTTTAATCCAACGATGTATACCTTTCTTTGCTTCTACTAAAAAGCCCCATTCACGTTGTTGCTTCCCCATGAAAAATAATGTTGTTACTGGTTCCTCACCATCAAGTTCAAGCCAATGATACTCATTTGCATTACGTTTAATAATAGAGCCAGGACCACGCCATGTTTGAAATTCTGTAATCATTTTGCCTTCATTATTAAAAACAGGGGTGTGCTCCCAGTAGCCGCCCTTAAGAACAATAGTCATATAGGGCCAGGGATGGTCATGCATAATAGGATCATCACTACGAACTATCTTGTGTAATGTAACATTGAAGGGAAACCAACTACGGTCTTTAAGAAACAAATAATAGCGGTGCATATAATCTAGTCCTGTCCTACGATCAGGAATCAAACGATATCGACCTAACTTATTCATTACTTTGTGAAATAAACTCATTACTATCTCCTATCTGATTGACTATTATAACATACAACTGAATTAAACGCAAGTCTAAAGGCAGAAAAAGGGTGACGAATCACCCTTTATTCACATCTCAAATTTGAGATTAAACAAGGCCCATTGCCAAGGCCTTGTAACCAGCGGCTACAACTTCACGACTAGGTGTACCCAAACGGTACTTAGTGTAAGTACCACCAAGTTTGTTTGTACGCTTGTTAGCATAGATTGCCAAACCGCCACGCAAGCGCAAATCGCTTACTGTTGCAGTTGGATTAGCAAAACCAAAACGTTGGGTAATTTGCTTTGCAGTCAATTCTGCGCCTTGCTCAAATGCCTGAATAAGGCGTGCTTGTTTAGTTAATGTCATTTTATTTTCCTTTAAAAAATCGCTGTTTTCACAACGTGTTACTATTGTATAACAATTAGTAGTTATATACAATATCTTTTGGTCACCTAGTTTAACTTAGATGTCCAAAAACTTTAACTCAAACACATCGGCTTGAGGATCAGCACCCTTGTAACCTCGAGGATTACATACCACGCGGGTAGTGCCAATATTATAATCAAATGGGTCATGCATATGCCCATGCGTCCATAACACAATTTGTGGATGGTCTAAAATGAATTCACTTAATTCACTATGATAACCACCATTCATTACAAAATGAACATTATGTTTATATCTGTCATGCGTACTCATTGCACTAGGTGCATGATGTCCTACAAATACAACTTTCTTATCTTTCATATCAACTAACACCTGTTTCAAATAACTTAATGTTTGTTGATGACGGTGTACTGTATGTGCAGGCCGTAACTTAGTATATCCATGTTCATCATTACGAATTACCCGATAATCATTAATCATATCACTTAACGCATGTAATGTTAATGGATCACCTTTATTACAATCAGTCCACAATGTAGCACCAATAAAGGACACTTCATTGATAACTTTGATATCTTGTTCAAGGAAGTAAACATTTGGATAAACAGCACATGCTTCACGCAGGTGATCTAAACTTTGTTTCCATCGTCCGTGATAGAATTCGTGATTACCTGCAATATAAACAACATGAGGGAACTCATTGCTTACTCTACTGAGGAAAGCACGAAACCTTTGTGCGGCTTTTTGCCTTACGCCCAATTCTGTATAAGATTCATATGGGCTAATCACAGTTGGGGGATGATTATGTAAATCTTCTGCTAACATAATATCGCCGGATAGAATAAGGACCTCAGCACCACCGGTATTCTTGAGGTCAATATCTTCAAATTCTAAATGAAGGTCACTGCAGGTTGCAATTATCATTTTATTAATTCTGTTATGTGTTTACATGTTCCACGATACATAAAGCCGGGACAAGTGCATGTGGTAGCCTCTGTATCAATAGAGTAAACATTACCTTTACTACCGGACACTTTAATGATTGTACTCTTTTCTTTTATTGCCTTAAAAGGATTTGGCTTTGCTGTTACAAACTTACGACCACGCTTGTCTATTGTGATCGGGTTTTTGAAGTAATGAGGAGTAGTAGAACCAACCTTGATGTACGCAACCATTTTGGATCCGTCAAGTAAGTAAGTATGATTAGCATTGTTGCTATCATTCCAAACTGTTGTTTCTACTACTGCTTCCATATTAAGCTACCTCTGTTTCTTCTTGTGCAATACGATCTTCTTCGTCCTTAATTGCGGACTCTAATGTAACAAAGGCTCCGTCGTGGTCACAAACAAACCAAACAGCTTTGCCATCAATGTTGCGCAGGATATAATCATATTCCTGATGTTCGCACTTATTAAAATAATCATTGATATCATTGTAATAACGAGCCTCGGAACCTACTTCACCGCGGTCACGACCATAGAATGTAGTCATGTCTTTATACAAATGAGAATATTCAACCAATGTCATGTCTTCCATATCATAGTGACTGAAGGGATGTTTTGTGCCGATTGTTGGACGCAAACTAGACAGATCACCGAGGTCAATCAAATCACGCATGATAAAGGGATTAGAATAATACTCCAGCAACATTTTACCGTTGTGAGCCAAGTAACCATCCCAGTGACAATACACTTGACCAATAGTACCATCAGCGAATTCTAATGCAATTGTAGAGCGAGTAGCCATTTTGTAAGTCCTTTGTTTAACTGTTTAAGATTCTATTATAGCACAAATGCCATTTATTGTCAAATTTTACACCAAGTCAACTTGGACTTGTTTGCCCCTAAGTGTGTGACCGATGCCTGTTGGGATTGGTTGATTTGTGCGCTTGGCCTCATAACGCAAATATGACAATTTAATCAACGAATCCCAGCAAGTTGCACGGGCGTTAACGGTAGCAAACATTTCCGTCATTTGCTGGACTGTCATATACATACCGATATCATTTTCGGATCCGTCACCCTTGAAAATTACACGGAATTTTTGTGAATTCTTGAATCCGTCGATGATAGTTTTTGTACGCATTTTCTAGTCCTTTTCTTTACTGTCTAAGATTCTATTATATACCCAAACCCATTTATTGTCAAATTTTTACATTGACCAGTAAGTCTCTGTTGCAGGATTACAACAGTGTGGGGTGTCAGCATCAATCTGAATTTTCTTGCCGGACATCAAATTAGTGACCGTTTTCTTGGGGAAAACATAGTATGGATTAAGAACCTTAAAAGCTTCCAAAGTCTTACTGGTTTGTGCTAGTGGATTAGTTTCAATGAATTTCATCATTGACAAGAAACCCATGCCCAAAAACTCTGCATCTTTTTGGATAACTTTGATTGCTGTAACTTCTTTCATTTCGTGTCCTTTAGTTGACTGTCTAAGATTCTATTATATACCCAAATCCATTTATTGTCAAATTTTAACGTTTGTCGCAATACTCAAAAAGTATCCATTTTGCACGGTTCAGGGCTTGACGGGCGTCTTCGGCTCGCATATAGTCAATGTCACCGTACTCGGTATTAATCATTTCTTGGGCATCGGACATGAGACTAGCGGCCATCATTGCAGGACCTGAATGACGAAAAGTAATACTTTGTTCTACAGCCTCACGCATTTGAGCCTCGGTGCATCCATACATACGAATGTCACGTTTTTGGCTTTCGTTCATGGTAATCATCTCGCCCACTGTGTCGTAACGTAAACCCATTGCTAACTCCTTTTGACTGAATAAGACTCTATTATATACCCAAAACCATTTATTGTCAAATTTGGTATGTGCAATAACCACGAATTTTGCTTTGTTTATTGGTAAAGCTTTCATTGAATTTTACTTCATAACCCTTGGCTTTAAGAGCCGTCAACAATGTTGACAGGTCACAGTCTTCCTCAAGGAAAGCATTAGTACCATTTTGATAGCTGTAGGGAGTAATCTTGTCGGCGATACCAAGACTAACCAAACGTGCTTTGGGGAAACGTGCCCAAGCGTGTCCTGGGTCACCGAATACTTTGATAGAAATTTTCTTAGTCATTTACTGTCCTTTAGTTAACTGTCTAAGATTCTATTGTATACCCAAAATCATTTATTGTCAAATTTAGGTCATGTTGCGTTTTTGCAACACTTTATCAGCTAGGCCATATGCTACGGCCTCGTTTGCACTCATAAAAAAGTCACGTTCCATATCCTTTGCAAGTTCCTCGAATGATTTCCCTGCACTATTGTGGTCAACATAGATTTGTGTTAGAGATTTTTTCATAGCCAAAATCTCTTTAACTTGAATTTCCATATCAGTAGCTTGACCACGTGCGCCACCACTTGGTTGATGAATCATATGTCGTGCGTTAGGAAGAATCATTCGTTTACCTTTTGCACCAGCCTGACCTAGCAAACTACCCATTGAACAAGCCTGACCCATTACAATAGTTTGTACATCGGGTTTGATGAATTGCATACAATCATAGATTGCCATACCAGCTGTTACTGAGCCACCTGGACTGTTGACATATAGACTGATATCCTTATCTGAATCTTCACTTTCTAAATATAGTAGTTGAGCAACGATTAGATTTGCCATTTGGTCATGTACCTCACCTTCAAGCAAAATAACACGGTCACGCAATAGACGACTGTAAATGTCATAACTACGTTCACCTTTACTTGTTTGTTCTAATACCATTGGGACTAAGCTCATATTGTTTCCTTCTTAAAAAATATTTTGCGATAAATACATAATAGTGCTATAATTAGCACTTCATTAACTCTTTGAGATATTATACATGAGATATATTGAATTTACAAGAACTTTGGTTGAAGCGAAAGCCCCGAAAGTAGTGAATGCTCCCGAAGCAGGACCCGTAACCAAAGCTGAAGTTGAGCAAGTATTACGTAAAGCTGGATATGAGGACTTTAAAATAAACGGAAATGACTTAGCAGTTGTAACCCAGATTCCGGATGGAGCCGCAAAAGTAAAATTTAGGGAATCATTATTACAAAATATATTAGTAATATTAAAAAAGAATTTTACTAATGCAGACCCTGAACATTCATTTGCTATTAGAAGCAATAGTAGTATAGGTGGTGTTGTATTTGGTGATGGCAGCCCAGTACAGGTTATTGTTAAAGATGCAGGCATACAAGGTAATAAAAGTGCAGGAGTAGGAAACGAAACCGAAATTGCCTCATATCTTGCAAGTATGATTGAAAAGTTTGGAATGATCAATGTAACATTTAAAGATGGTCGTGGTAAAAAATTAACAATTAAAAATGTTGACCAAGTATATCCTACAGGATCTGACGTTGCTGAACGTAAGAAAGCTGATATTGTATTAGCAAGTAGTAAAAATAGATTACCTGTATCAATCAAAAAATTAAATGCTGAATCATGGGAATCAGCGGATAGTTTGTTTGGTGCTAAAGCAAGAGAGATTATTGACAAGTTAGTTAAAGAAAAAGTAGTTAAACTTATTCCACAACCAGATGGAAAAAGTACTTATTTAAGTAAAGAGATTGTGGTTGAGCCAACAGAAGAAGAAGCAATGAATGCTATTTTTGGTAGTGATATTAGTCCTGCAGGTGGCATTGTTATACAAGACTTTGAACCTAAACATTATAACCAAGTAGAAAACAACATCAGTATTGAATGTCATGCTGTTATTACACGTAAAGAAGATATCCCTACAAGTCACATGATGGTTTGGTTATTGCGTAATTCCGGTGGACGAATGAGTACTGCCTTAGGCATTCGTGGTATCAGACCGATGGCGTCTGTGTTAAATCGTGCTATCGGTAAGAAGGGCACAAAAGATGTTATTCTTGTTGACGTTAACGGTAACGTAGTAGATAATCCAAATATTAAGTAATTAACATTTAGCAAAAGTTTGATGTTTAAGCCAACGCTTTTGTCCATGACCTACTTTTAATGATATCCCGTGTTTAGCTAATCTTTCTCTATGGGCATAGAAGCTAGGACCATGACTCATTAATCTTTCTTTACCTTCACGCTCACGTTTAGCTCCGTCAATATCCCATTGATATTGATGTACCATTTCATGTGCTAACGTAGTGATTAACCATTGTTTACAGAACCACTTGTCCATTAGACGGATTTTGCAATAGGTTTTGCGATATTTGACTATATCATAACTAGCGTAGCACATACCCCAGTATTTCCTACAGCGGGCCGTAACCTCAAATTCAGGCATGTTCAACTTATTGTTAAAGCATGCCTGATTGATTAGTTTATATAGTTCAACTACTTCAGCTTTGTTAGTTCGGTAGCTTAGACGTTTTTGGTAACCGATACTTGGTAGCGGTTCACGCATTAGTTTGGAAAGTTCGGATCTTTTTGTCATAGTGTATTTATTGTAACAGAGCTATGCAATGTAGCAATATATTAGGAAAAATAACCGATTTATTATCCTAGAGTAAATATATGTTTAGGAGATAGAAATGATAGACTTTATCAAGCGTTTATTTGGCTTTTCAGCTAAACCAGTCGAGGCTGCACCGGCCAATGTAACTGCACCGTACAAAGTACCGGAACCGGCAGCTACTACACCAATTCCATTGGTTGTAGAATCAACTGCACCAGCTAAAGCTACACCAAAGCCAAAAGCACCCGCTAAGCCACGAGCACCAGCAAAGCCGAAAGCGGCTACAACTGCTAAAACACCAGCAATGCCAAAAGCGGCTGCACCAGCAAAGCCAAAAATTAAAGTAGCAAAATAACTACTAGTTGATTAATGAAAATAGGGTTTGATGTAATCAGTGATTTGAATCTTACCCCAGATGAAAATTTCAACTGGGAAGGTAAAGCAACAAGTCTCTATTGTATTATAGCAGGTAATATCAGTAATGATTTACGTACTATTCATCAAACCCTATTACATTTATCACGCTTTTATCAAGGTATCTTCTATACCGCAGGTTCATTAGAATATGAAAAATCATCTAGTATATCAGTTCGTACTACTGAACTTTTTAAAATTAGCAAGACTATAAAAAATGTAATATACTTACATAATCATGTAGTTATCTTAGATGGAATAGCTATAGTAGGAACAAACGGATGGTATAAATCTAGTTTTGAGGATCTTCCAATAAATGCCGAAGAGCTGGATGTTGAAAGATATGAAGATATAGGTTATTTAGGTAGTACTATAGAAAAATTGCAATTACATTTAGATGTTAAAAAAATTGTAATTGTAAGTCATTCAGTTCCCGGTCAAGAATTATTCTTTGGTGAAGAACCTGATGATATACATACCGTACCTCCTTTAAAATTAGCTTTAATTAAAGACTCTGAAGGCAAAGTTACTAATTGGGTATATGGAAATTATGATAAAACTGTTGATATAGTGCATGGCAATATCAATTATATAAACAACAGTTATTATAAAAGAAAACCCTATTGGGCTAAAAGAGTAGAGATTTAGCTAGCTTCTGCTTCTACTTTAACTTGTAGAGGAAAGCCCTGACTTCTTGCAGAAACCGTTACTTCAATACCCTTTTGTTCAGCAATTTCATAAGGCAAAATTGCTACTACTGCACTACCTTGAGCATGAATGTTTTCAGTAATATTTGCAGCCGTATCATCGGTATAATTAAAATATTCAATTAAACTACCTACAACAAATTCCATACTTGTAACATCATCATTTAAATAAATGATTTTGAACAATGGAGGTTCTGTTAAGTTCAAGTTAGGTTTGATTTTGATTTTTGTTTCTGTTTTAGACATAGTTTTTTTGATAAGTTAAGTGTGCGACACCCGCCGCACACTATTTGTTAACGAACTTCTATTATATTATTTAGTGTAACTAATAGCAATAGTTTTCGGTTTCTTTTCTTCGGGAATAATTCTTTCCAGATTGATAGTTAAAATACCATCTTTCATTATTGCCCCTACTACTTCTACGTGGTCAGCAATAGTAAATTCACGTATAAATCCACGGTCACTAATACCTTTGTGTAAGTATTCCATTGCAGTATCTTCCACAGCTTTGTTTCCCGTAATAGTTAGTACACGATTATCTAGCTTGATACTGATTTCACCCTCAGCAAATCCAGCACAGGCTATTTCAATATTGAAGGTATCTTCTGTTAGCTTGACTACATTATACGGGGGATAGTTTGATTGTCCCTGTTGAGCATTCATTCTCATTAAATCGTCAAACATGTTATCGAAACCGATACCAAATTTGTGAATTGAAGGAATGTCTAAGGAACGAAGGGTTAAAGTTTTTGTCATTTTATTTCTCCTATTAAGCAAGTTATGACTGTTTTCAGACCCGACCATCGGCATCTGAATACGTATTTATTATAATAAAAATACGTAAAAAAATCTAATATTTAGGATAAATTAATACAACTTTTTAGGAAGACTTTGGTCACGTAAAAACTTATCCCAACGTCTTTTGGCCTGACTTTTAGCTAGTTTACGTTTCACTGTTGGCTTCACAAACTCTTGGCGATCACGTACCTCTTGCAAGGTCCCGTAATCCGTTATCATCTTTTTGAATTTGCGTAATGCTTTTTCAGCATTACCATCGTTAACTAAAACTTTGCGTCCTCTAATCATATTGCGGCTTTTGGTTGTAAAATTTGCTCCTGATTAATATTTATCTTTTTAATGTTATTTTCACGGTATTTCTTAGTGTTATACATATGAGGCATTAAAACCTTCTCAATTTCAGTATGTAAACCACGTGCACCAGTCTTTAATTTCATCGTATTTTCAGCTAATTGTGAAATAGCACCTTCTGTAAAATCCAATTCAATATCATCTAAACTAAGCAAATACTTATATTGGTCAATATAGTTGTTTTTAACTTCAGTTAATACTTGTATCATTTCTTCTTTAGTCAAATTCTCTACACTAACTGTAGTAGTAAAACGCCCAATGAATTCAGGTATCATCCCAAATCGTGTAAGATCGTCAGGGGTAACCATAGACAAATCACCCTCTTTACGTGCATCTTTGATATCAGCTCCAAAGCCAATACTAGTACCATTTAAACGATTGTTTACAATATCTTTCAAACCAACAAAAGCACCACCGGCAATGAATAATATATTCTTTGTGTTAATCTCTAACATATCACCACCGGGATGTTTACGGCCGCCCCCAGCTGGAATACGACAAGTAGTTCCTTCAACCATCTTTAATAATGCTTGTTGAACACCTTCACCTGATACATCACGTGTAATACTTGCACCCTCACTTTTACGGGCAATCTTGTCAATCTCATCAACAAATACAATACCACGCTCTGCTAGTTTAACATCACCACCGGCTGCGTTTAACAACATTGTAATCATTGATTCAACATCATCACCTACATAACCTGCTTCAGTCAAACTTGTAGCATCAGCAACAATAAAGGGAACTTCTAAATATTTGGCTACAGTTTTTGCTAATAGTGTTTTACCACTACCAGTTGGTCCGATTAATAATACGTTACCCTTTTGGATATCTAAATCTTTGGGAGGATTATTAATACGTTTATAGTGATTAGCGATTGCTACACTAAGAACCATTTTAGCATTAATTTGACCAATAATATGCTGGTCTAAGAATTCTTTAATAGTTTCAGGATCAAACCTAATATCGTCCTTTTCAATTTTTTCTTCTTCGGGGTTTTTATCATCATGCATTAATTGAGTACATAACTCAATACAATCACTACAGATGGCTACATCTTCCCCCACAATTAGTTTGTTTACTACGTCTTTATGATTACCGCAGAATGAGCAGTGGCTTAATTTTATTTCTGTTGACATATTAATACTTATCTTAATTATTTTTTACGCATACTTTTTTAGGTACAACTGACAACTCAATTTTAGATGAATTGTGCAGAGTGTTTGCCAATTTACTATTGTTTTGAATTTTCATCTCAATTTTACCTAATTCACCTGCTTTTGTATTAATACCAATATTATTTGTTTTTATATAATTAATATTATAGTAACCACCTACATTTTTATGTAATTGGTTAGGTTTAAAACATTCACTATATTGTGTTTTATTGTGCAAATCTTTAATTTCCATATTAATACTAACTTCATTCCAATCCATCATGGCATCTAATATTTTTTCAGTAATAATAAATTCATTAAAATAATATTTTTCAGATCCTATTCTTACTGTACCGGAATATTGTTGTGCAAATCCTTTTTCTGCTGACCAAAGTGATGGTTTTCCGTCTGCTACTATCTTTATAGCATCATGGAATGATGCAATATAATTTGGATTCCATATCAATGTGTATGGAATAGTTAATGTTAAATTCCTATAGGCATCTAACTTAACAACATAATCACTTTGTGATATATCATATGCCCGTCTAGGATAATCATTCAATACACTAGCAAGAATCCTATCACCATTTTGTTTATTTTCTAAGAATGATTTATATTGATTGTTATGTTTAGCACCGTCAAGGTTTTTGCTATCCTTACCCTTAGATAGGATCCTATCACTTAATCTAAGTAAAGATAACTTAACATCTATTACCAACTGAACCTTATTACCGATATTTTGTTGTGAGATAATTTTATATTCATCAACAAAGGCTGAACTATACGCTAGGATTTCATTCTTAACAAGTTTTTCGTTGTATGATTCACGTTCACTAGCAATCACTACACCAACTTGGTATTCAATTGCTTCTTTAAACGCATTGTTTTTTGCTTCTTCGTAGGTATGACCTATACCGGTAGTACGAATGTAATTATCAAATTTAGGAGTAGAGGCACATGCGGTAAGTATAAAACATACCGTTAGCAACAGTATACGCATAATTAATTACCGAATTTTTTACGCAATTGATTTGAAACTTTTTCGGATTCTTTGTCCCAACGAATTGTTACTGCAACTTCTTGTGGTCCAACTACTTCTTGTTTAATTACTTTAAACCCACGCAAAATACCCTGAGCATTAACACGAATGGTCTCATTTAATTGATAAGCAGTATCATTGCTGTTTTCACGTACCGAATGATTTGTATCCTTTTCAGCATCAGTGTCACTCATTGCAACAACTTCACCAGTTGTTGTTCGAGATTTCATTCGGTCACTTGCTTTTTCAATGTTCTTAGCAAGTGTATTTTGTACACGGGTGCTAGAAACATCTTCCTGAATAAAATGACGAACATTTGCACGGGCACGATCACCTGCACGAATTAATGCAGTTCGGCGATTATTCTCACTATTACCATTAGAACTAGCTGTACCAACTGATTCAATGCTTATAATATCACAATTTGATTTATCTAATGTATACCAAGCACAATCAGTTTCAATACGGATCGTATCTTGTTTAAATGATGTAGATAGTTTTTGATTACGAATCTGTTCAAATTCGCCTTCACCGCGTTTCATACTTGAACAGCCCACTAATGAAAGGGCAGTTACTAAAGCTAACAATTTAAAAGTCATTTCAATTCCCAATAAGTTTAAGATATGTATATAGTAACACAATATCCAATTATTGTCAATTATTTTTGGTTCTTTAGGAACAATTCTATCTGTTCTTTTTCAGAATCGGACAACAAATCAAGGTCGTATTCGCCCTTTTCTATTTTTTCAACCAAATATTTGATATATTTTTGGTTGTATAAATAGGTATCTGATTGGTCCTTTTGTACCTCAATCCATTTACGACCGTCATATTTATAAACACGGTTTGGTAATGAATCTACACGTACAAATACATCACCTTTATTAGCATCATCCGGGAATTTTATTCCAAAATTAGTACTAATTGTACGTTGACTATCAGCAGTTAACATAAAGATATCTGGACGCAAACTCTTTAATGCATCCTTTTGGTAATGTTTATCTTCAAACATTACATAACCACCTTCTAATTCAGTATATGGTTTTTCATCAGATTTAACCATCACTTTCGTAATAGTTTCTTCAACTGATTTTTCTTTAGTAGAAACCATTGGCTTAACGTCAAAACTAACAAATGGCTTACTTAAGTAAGGATGTTGTTCTAGTAAGGATTTTGGTTTTTCTTCTGGTTCTTCAAAAGGACCATCCTTAACATCACATGATTTATTTGGACAGAAAAGACCTATGCCAGGTGCATCCATCAACTCAGTCCCACACATATAACAATTAATAGGATGTTTAGGAGTTCCCGCCATTGCAGTAATCTGTTTAATTTGGTCATCAGTTAATGGTCCGTCATCCGGTTCATATTCAGGTTCTGTGACAGCGGGAGTCGATGGTGTTTCATTCCCTAGAGGGCTGTCACCCTCCTCATCTTTTTCTTTATCCCAATCTCTACTTGCATTGGCAGCTAACACTAATGCGATAGCTAATGGATCAAATACAATAACCAATAAGATAATAACCCAGCGTACCGCTGCCTCTAACATATTGTTATCAGCATTGTCACCATAAATCAATGCGGCAATATACTTGATAGGACCCACTTCAGCTTCTATCTTACGATTATCAGCCGCAATAGGTGCTCGTTCTTCATTTAGTTTAGCAATTTCTTTTTGAGCATCACCAATTTCTTTTTGTAGTTTAGTACGTTCACCTGCTTGTTGTCTACGAATTTGTACAGCACGTTCAGCACTATTCTCACTATCACCTCGACTTAAACGCTGGTCAACTTGATTGTCCATTTGAGTTAATGCTTTACGTGCCAACTCAATATTGTCTCGTTGTGTTTTAATCTTTTCATCGTAAAGAGATAGTTTGGCTTGACTATCACCAGTACTAATGCCATGTTCCATGTGTGCTTTACTTAAGAAGCCAAATATACCCATGCTAGTTAATAACGCTAACGCAATAACGGCAGGCACAAGATATAGTTTTAATAACCAACCTGCTCGGTGCCAATACTTACGTAACCAAACAGTGGTAATAATTTTTCCTACTTCTAGGATACCACCCATGATGATAACAGGAATAACCGCACCTGCAAAGATAGCGGTTAAGCCAATGATACTATACCAGGCAGCTACTGAACTTAATGATAGTGCTACTAATAGTGTGAGATTTGAAAATGATAAAAATTTAAGGCGCATCTAATATTTAGTCTAGTGTTACATCAAATAAGTGACTATAATAACTAAGAAATTCTTTTACAGGTAAAACAAGTTTTTGAGGAATACTAGGTCCATGGGTTACATGATATGTGACTAAATAATCCCCGCGATCCTCATCAGTTTTTTTTACCTGTATAACTTCAATCTTGTTACCATCTTCAAATACGTAAAATTGTCCTACTAAGGTATATGCGTTCATTTTGCATTATGGTACACATCAAACTGTGCCCACTGTCCTCGCCAGTTATCGTGTTCACTATCCATACCCTCATCATCAAGTTCGTTACCATCATATACTAATCGTGTAACAACACTTGTGCCTTGAATGTCCCAGTTAAAGACTTTAAGTTTCTTAGGTTCAAATACACCTTCAATAGTAGTTTGAATACAAGAGCCCTTGCCACCTTGTGTCCACATCAACCAGTAACCCTTACCTAGATGTTCTGGGTATAGTTCTTCTAATTCTTCAGCACAATCATAGCGGCTATCTTCTTCTCCGTGTGCATCACTAAAGAATGATTCAATGTCACCATCATAGATAGTCTCTCCTTCGCTATTCTCAATAGTCATATGAGTATCGTCTTGGTCAAAGCCCCAGAATGAGTGTTTGCCTTGATACTCATAATAAGGCAAATCAAATCGTGCCGCTTTGGGAGTCTCATTCTCATCGTAATCATAGTTCTCGTTAAGTGCATCACTCAAATCATCTTCGTGTTCTTCACTACTCCAATGGTCGTATTGTTGTTTCTTAATCTTATGTACGCCAATCTCACGTGTACGACCCCACACACGAATTGTGTATGTATCTTCGGGATAACTTTCTTTTAATGAATCATCATCTTTTGCAGTCAATGTTTCAAACTCTGCTTTGAGTTCTTCTAATGCTCGTTCCAATTCAGCCTCATCAACTGGTTCTTCATCTGTCGGCCGATCTTCCATCATAATCCAACTTTCATTGCAATCAGGACAATAGTAACCACTCTCTTTGATTTCAGGTAGTTCACTTTCTTTGTGCATTGCACCGCAACTAAAACAAGGAACTTCTTCCTCTTCTTCAGCGGCTTCTTTAGCCCAACGTGCTGTACGTTCAGCACTTTCTTTTTCTGCTATGACTCCGGCTTCTGTTAGTTCAGTGTCACTTTCACAGTAAGGACAAACTTTTCTAGGATCATCAATTTCATTTCCGTCTTTATCCATCCAAGACCATTCAGCATCATAACTCTGACCAGTCCACTTACACTTAGTACACTTGTGTGTAGGCTCTGGTGGAGGAGGGTCACTATGCCAACTATCCTCATCACCTAGTTCGTAGGTAACATCGTAACCGCCTTTGCGGTCAGTCCAACAATCATCATATTGAAATTCCCATTCAATCTCTACATCATTCTCATAGGCATCATTAATAACATCTTCGTAATCATATGTGCCATCGGCAATACCATCTAGTATTACTTTAATCTCATCTTCTTCCTTGTCAGGATAGATTTCACTGAGTAATGCTTCATCAATTTCAATAGCATATTGTCTATCGTGTTGATGCCATTCGTGTTTAACTATTGTTACCATTTTGTGCCTCCTTAGCGTTCTGGTAAATTTTCTTAACTATATCTACTACTGTATCTACTAGAGGACGAACCATCCATCCTCCCCAAATTATACCACTAATAAAATAAATCCAATCATTGAGTGTCATTCTTTAACTCCGAAATGTTCTTTAATCAAATCACCCTGAGTCTTACCACCTTCAGCAAGAATCCAATCAACTTGGTTAGCACATTCTCTGACAATCAACTCGGCATATTTTTCTAGCGCGGCTTCCCATATTTCTCGTCTCGCACCTAGTCCAAATATTTCAAGACCACTCTGTTTTTCAAATTCTCTGATTCTTGCTTTAAGTAGTGATTGGTTTCTAACCTTCACAAACTTTTCATAATCTTCTTGTGTTCCTTCACTGTACCCGCCATCACCTGCGTGAATGTCTGCTCCAGCTTTAATTTGTTCGTTCATTTGTCATCCCTAAAACGAACAAATCTGGGGAAACGTAAACTATAAGTTCCATCTTGATTCTGTGTAATCACATCACATAAGACTTCAGCAGTTCTACCAATGACCAAATTACGGTTAGTCCAATAGTCATCTCTATCAGTATCACTAAAGCCACTACCCACATTGACTGTAATTTCTTTCCCGTCGTCAACTCCATGACAAACAAGTGCTCCAAGTCTTCCCAAATTTCTACCAGTACCTTCTTCAACACCTACGACCTCCAAGTCTACAGTTAGTGTTGGCTTCCACTTCATCCAGTCAGTACTACGTTTACAGATATATGGAGCTTCTAATTCTTTAATCATAATGCCTTCGAACCCTGCGTTCACATTGTCTTTAGCATAACGTTCAAGTTGATCCTTACCTGCGGCTGTATCTAAGTCAACCATGATATGTGGCAAGAGTTCAACGTTAGGCATAGTGTCAACTACGTGGCGAATGTGTTCAAGTATAGCAATACGTTTACGTAGTTGAGCATTCCAATGTCCTTCACGGAAATCACTTAATGGAATAATATCAAAGATATTGAATACACTATCATCCGCTTGTACATCAGTCTTACGGCGTGCTTGTCGCATAAGTTCTTGGAATGTATTACCTATCACTTCACCATCTAACACGAATCCGTTAATCAATGCGTTCTGATGACCTCTAGCAATCTTAATCCAGTTACTACTAATTTGTTCTTCAATGTGTGTAAAGTTATCAAACACTTTACCATTACGGCTGTAGCAAACTGTAGTTACACCCTCACTTGCTCCGGGTATTACAAACATCAATACACGCACACCATCTAACTTAGGCTCTAAACGT